CGCCGGAGACAACGGAGCCGCCGTGCCGCCGGTACCCGTCAACTGGTCAACGTTCTGCGGAATCGACGTAGTAGACGCCGTAATGTCGATTTCAAAAATCAGAAGCGAACGGCCCGTGGACGTGGTGGACGAACCCGCCGCGTTGGTGAAGAGCGTGATCAAAGGCACACCGGTAGACGGACGAAAGCCTACGTTGTAAATTTGCATGGTCTATTGCTCCTTAAGCAATCTGAATGATAGAGGATCCGGTACCCGCCGTCGGGAATTGAATCTGAAAAGTTCCATTAGTCACAGTTTTAGTGCTGCCAAAGTTCAACACACCCACAGCAGCATTACTGTTAGAAGTGTTATAGATCAGCGCTCCGTCAGCACTAAACGAAGCGTTCGTCCACGTTACATTCGCGAAACTGATGTACGCGGTGGTAGTGGGTGTACCTAAACTCGACGGGGTCACACTGATATTCAACTGCTGCCCCATAGCGGTATATCCCGTACCAGAAATCTCTCCCGATGCCGTATACGCCGTCGTGGTGGCATCCAATGACGCACCGCCTATGATGGAGTACAACGCGATGAAGAAAATGTCTTGGGTGTACCGTGAAGCAGCGGGAAGCGAAGTCGTTGTCGCAAAGTTATGCCCCGCGCACATCAACTGCACTTTGAATGAAGTGGTCAAAGTTTGAACGATGCCGGTCATCAGGGTTTCCTCGCCAACTCAAAGTAATAGACAAGCCGCGCCCGAATGGCTTCGCGATACAGATTAACGCCGTCTTTGATCGTAGGAAGCGCGTCATCACTTGCCGTAATGATGTCGTTCAACGCCATCTCAGCAAGATCTTCAGCCGTGTGAAAATAGTTGTCCACCGTGGTGACTTTCACATTGCCCAATGCGGCTTCAATCTCATTAATCATGTCGGGTTAATCCGAATCTGACCACTACGATACGTATCACGGCGACCCTTGCCTTCAGCAAGATCCTTGAGCAACTGAATGCCTTCCTGATACTTCTGTTCGTAGTACTGCACCATGTCTTGTTCGCCCTTCATGTAGAGGTACGCTTCGCGAAGCGTACCGTACAAAAGGACGTTGGACGCATTAGTACCGACCCACGAATTACTTGCCGTCACAATACTGGGCGGGTAGTAATAGTAATGCAGTTCGACAGTGTACGTCTGATCTGGCGTTGGACCTAGAATAAACGACACGGTATCGAACTGCGCATAGTGAGTCGGCTGTCCGACAGACCCCGGCGTGGGGAAAGACTGTCGAATGTACTCCACGTCCTTATTCAGCATGAAGGACTGTGCGGCGGTCACAGGATCGATCACAGACATCGCAAACGGCGCAAGGTAATCAGCGGGAAGCCCAAGGTAAGGGATCCCCGTCGTGACACTACCCGTGACGCTCTTACGCAAAGCCGGAATCTGGACCGTATTGTAGATACGTTCCTCGGCTTCCTCGACAAACGTCGGGATGTTGAATACGAACGAGGGTTCGGTGTTCTGCGTGTAATCCTGCACCATCTGCCAGAGATTATTGTTCGTACCGTACGTGCCCGCCGTATAGGAGATAGCCATTAGCCGTTCTCAACCTGCTTACGCGGCTTGGTACGCGGAGCCTTACGATCTTGATCGTCTTCGTAAAAACGCTTACCACGCTGCGTGTTTTTGCAACCGCGAATCTCCATCCGCTCTTTCTTATCGCCATTGAGCGGACGAATCCAACGACCGTAGGTCTTGGTACCGGTCATGTCCACCTCATCAACAGGGTATCCCTGCTGACCGGCGCGACCCGTACGCGGATTCGGCTCCGGTTGCTTGTACTTCCCGATGGGATCTTCATCCCATCCGAAGAATTTGAAATCCTGCCATTTGTTAGTCATTACCGCCCCCGACCGCCGGAATGTTTGTGCAGACCCTTACCTTTGGCTTGATTCATCGCACGAGCAAGATTACGACCATGTTTTTTCATGGCCTCACCCGTTACGCCTTCAATATTTTTGGGGCCGTGCCCACTGTGCTTTTTCATGGTATCACCTTAAGTAATTTGTACAACGATAGTGAGTGGATCGCTCACAGGGCCGGGACCAGTATGCGCCGCAGTCAATGCGGTAATCTGATACTCAATGACTTCCAGTCCGTTATACGGAACAGACGTAGTAATTGTCGTGGCCCCATATGACTCGAAAGGGGCTATGTTGATGCCGTAGTTGATCACCGCTTCAGGATGCACTGCGGGGGCAGACCAATTCAATGTGATAGCGACTATCTGCTGCCCCGGATTATATGGATCGGGATATGGAGTACCAACGGAGTACCACCCATTCTGTGGAGCCGACGGTCTATTACACAGAATACTCTGGTATTCGGGAACTAGATTGAAAACGTACGGAACGCCGTCTCCTCCCGCTGAATCCACCGGATAGATGGAGACGTTCTGAGGAATAGTCAGATTAAGCGCGTATAGAATTATTTGTGTTCCAGTAACCAACGTTGACGTATTAGCGTTAACGAGATACTGCGTAACCGGTCCGTTTACGCCCATATCGGACGGAGGACTCCATCCCAATAGAACGTCTACAACATAATTGATTCCATCTGGCGCATAAGGTGTACCCGTCGTATACCAAACGGATGTCGGAGACGTAGGTGCATCGTAAGCCTCATATCCCGGCACCTGCGCAGATGCGCCAGATAGAGTCAGAGTAATACTTGGCTGTCCATCACCGTTGTACGCAACCAAACTCAATGTGTTGTAACTGTACCCATAAGACTGAAACACCATACCGGGAACAAACCCTGTTAGAAGTTGCGAGACTCCTAACTGATTATTCACGTTGGTGAATAGGTACGTAACCTGCCCCGTATTGACTGGACGCAACGTAAACGGAATTCCGTTTACTGTCAGAACATAATAGTTAACCGTAGGATCCGGAGACAGTTGAAACCCAACCTGTGGGTTGCCCATGAAAACGCCATAGGCATTCAAAATAGGATTGTCTGAAGATCCATTGCTCGCACCAAACAAGAAATTGGATGGTGGCGTGACGTAAATAGATATCGGATTTACCGTACCGATACTCGCTGTAGCCGACAAATCGTTCGTGATATCGGGGAGTTGCAGGGGGTTACTATTGCCCACCGGATTCCATCCCCACTGAATGACACGACTGCCGCCGTCGCCACCGATCAATGGCCCAGCGGTGTAATAACTCACGTCAGGACGCGGCTCGCGCACCGCTTGCGGATCGTTCACGGGATACAGACCCAACTGCAATTGCGGTTGATCCGGATCCCAACACGACGGACAGACCTTAATGCTGACGTTTTTGGTCTTGATGACAAGATTCTTGAGGTCCGTCAACTTGTAACGGAACCCACAGCGGTCGCATTCCGCTATAGAGAATTTGCCAGATGAAAACCGATTCGGCATGGTTATCTCAGGAATGTTTCCCGTGGAACAAACCGAACTGCCGCCTTCTCGCGATCTTCATCCGCTGCTCGCTGCCAATCTTCCTCATACATCTCTTTGAGCATTGCCGTACGCTCCATCGCGCCGGGAATCTTCAAAGAGAGCATATAGGCCAAGCCCGACATCATCGCGGGCCAGAACCGAAACGACATATCCTGAATGTTAATACCAGTGCCCGCATCCTGAATACGACGTAGGCGCGTCGCCACGAACGTGTACTGCGTGGACGTATCCGGCGTAGGCCACACCGTGATCGTAGGCTGATACGTGGTCGTGCTACCCGCTGCGTCCGTCTGACCGCTCAACCGATTGATCCAGACCTGAATTGGACGCCCCGTAGCATTCTTGTTCGGAATCATCAGGTAGGTCGAACTGGAAATGCGTGTGATGTTGATGTCCTGCTGCGTCGTGCCAGATCCTGTACGGATCACATGATCAAGCAAGTCCACCGTATCGGACGGGAGGTAATACGTCGCCACACCGGGGAGCAGCGCCTGTTGATACGACAGATCCATCGTCCACAGATTGATGCCACGGTTGGCCCAGTCCATGAACAGCAGATTGAGGCTACGTGCTGCGGTACGGAAATCATAGCCCGAACGAATCTCAGCGCCACAACGCTCAAACGCTTCTTCTACAACCTCGTTGAGTACGGGGTTGAAGTTGGTCGTACCGGAAAGGACTGGAGCCGTCATTTAGCACTTCCACGCCCGTAGGCTTTTGTTGATCCGACTGTTCGGATCGTTTGCCGTCTTCTTGCTCGTCAGTTTACGCTTCATACCTTTCATACGCGCACAAAACGAATCCCGACGAGGACCACCTTCCGGTTGCGGAGCCTTGAGATGCGCCCCGTGTGCCTTGTTGTAGGACGCCCGACCCTTGGCGTTCAAACCGCCTTTCGGGTTCTTGCCTTCCTTGCGAGTCCAAGCCAACCCGCCCTTCGCCATCTTTCCACCGCCGCAATAAACCTTCACGGGGACGTCAGCGTCCTTCCTACGAATTTTTGTAGGGTTAATGGCCCCCATACCCCGTGAAGGTATCATCACTTACTTCCCGTGGAAGTGGTGACGCACATGCTCCTGATGGGGCTTGTGCGATTCAACGTGACCACCATGCTTGTGATGATGCACATGCGGAGTCATATGCTCCGGGTGGTGCTTCGGCTCATGGTGCTTCGGGTGATGACCGTGGTGTTTTTCGTGATGCTTCGACATTTGGATACTCCTTAACGAATCTTGCAAGTGGTGTGACCGCGCTCTGCGATACCGTCAGCGCGACGAGACGGATGCGAGCCAACATGACCGCCCGAGGCCATTCTCACTTCTTTGCCACGGGTGTGTCCACGCTGCGCAATGCCATCTTCCTTCCGGTGCGGCTTTTCAGCCGCCTTGTGGACTTTACGCACCATGTGCGGACCCGACTCCGGTTCCTTCTTCACATGACCGCCCTTGGCGTAGTGGTGGTGATGATGACTGACGTGACCGCCTTTCTTCATCATCGGCTGTGGCATCGGGGACCCGCCCGGAGGGCCACCGGGACCACCGCCCATGCCCTGCAACGCGCCCTGAAGGTTCGCGCTCAGTTTCGGCATCGCAGGGGCGGGGGAACCCATGACCTTCTTACCTTTCGCCATATGCTGGGTATGTTCTTTCTTTACATGCCCACCTTTCTTCATGGCAAAGCCCTTGGTCGGCATCTCGTCCTTCGGCGTCGCCGCCTTGGTGACCTTACGGCCCTTACCGAGACCCTTGCCCATACCGAAACCCTTCAGTTTGGTATCGCCTTCTTCGCCTTTCTTGCTGTGCGGCGGCTTGCGGCCACCTTTGGTCTCAGCCATCGCAAAACCCTTCTTCGGGGTTTCGATATGACCGCCTTTCTTGTAGCCCATAGCCTTATGCTCCGCCTTTTCGTGTTCCATAATTTCCTTAGGCGCGTGACCACGCTTCAGGGCCTTCATTTCTTCTTTGGCAATTGACTTCGTTTCCTTAGCCTTGCCTTCTAACTCGTTTGCGTGTTTCACGTCGCCGCCTTCTTTAAATTTCCGACCCTTGTCCGCGTCGGAAAAATGCTTACCGACGGACTGAGAGATCCCTGCCTTCTTAGCAAAGGCAGGGTTGTGCGCCACCGCAGCCATAAAGTTATGCTGCTTTTTACTCACGCTCGGCATCGCGAGCCTCCCGGTATTTCCGAAAGGTCATCGTGTCAATCCAATCTTGATTGGACATAGGTCTACCCGTCATTGCCTTCACCGTATCTGACTCCCAAATACGGATCAGGTACCAAATGATGACCAGAATGGTTGAAACCGTTGGCAACAGTTTCAACCACGCTCCGCCTACCACTGCCGCAAAGGCAATGTCGAGGCCGTGTTTCAGGGTATCGTTATGGTCGCTCATGACTACGACATCGCTTCCTGACAGATGATGTTCACTGACACGGGAGCCGCTGTACTGGTTGTCGTTACTGCCACCGTCAGAATGTCAGGGATGTTGCCCTTGATATTCGTCAACACGGGGAAGAAGTAAGACAAGTCCAGCGTCTGAAGACCCGACGGCGGGGACGAGAAGGCGTATACAACTTCACCACCACTCATCGCTTGAGAAGATGCATCGCGTTCAGCGAACGAATACTGCGATCCCAAGTTGGCTTCAGGGACGAACGATGCACCCGCAAGGCCGACCTGCGCCGTTGGCGTACTGGCGATCAACTCGACGTAGCACGTCGCCGTAGACGAGATCACCAACGTCTGAGGAAGCAACTGACCACGGTCGATCAAACCAACTGTATAGTTACAACCCGCCGTCGGTGCATATGGCAGCGCCAAGCCCGTCACGACATCTTGAATAGTCAGAGTCGTAGCCGTGTTCGACGTGATACGCGCC